ATATATTGTTAACAATTTATTTACAATTATGACATAATGTGTTAACAGTGCTATAGTAATATAACCATAGAGGAAAAAAAAGTAAAGACAGTTAGGAAAGACTAGCAGAAAGAAGGAATTATGAGAGTTAATAGTTATAACAAGTTTTTCACAGAAGTAGCGAAGATTATGAATACAGAGGTAAAATCTGTAAAGCAACTTGACGGACGATATAAAGTTAAATTAGCAAATCACGTAAACTTAAATGTGTACAGAGGCGTTTGTGGCATTCTGTATGTACATGATCATAGAGGAATTGAACCCATTACAAGATGTTATTTTTTTGAAGATTTTAAAACGTTGAAAGACTTATATGAAAGACTTATAACAGACTATAGTGAATCTACTAACGCGGAAACAGTCGCGCAACCTAGCGAAGAAACCATAAAAGATACTATTATATCAGATGATAATATCGCTTATCAGACTGCTAAAGTAACAAAAACTAAACACTCGGTACTTGAAGTTATGCAATGCATGATGTGCCCTGCTGATAGAGAAGGAAATCTGTGTGGCGGTAAACAATGGTGCAAGCAAACATGGAAACGATATGACGCAATCTGCAATCCGGAATGGCATCATGTTAGCATTGCAGCACTAGCCAACATTGACAATGATATGTTGGATGAAAAAAGACGCAATTATATGTATTTATACAATTTGATAAAAGATTTTAGAAAGTATGCTTTTGAAATAATTCGCAAAGACGTGTATTTTGAAACCACAAGCAAAGTGTTTAGAAATATTCAGCAATTATATTTTAATAATGTAATTTCTTTTACAACTTATGATTATGCCGCAAAGCATATTCAAGCGGTAGGGGTTGAAAAAGGGTGGTTTGATTCAAAATCAGAAGAAACGTTTAGTTATAAGGAATCACGTAGATATAAAGTAACATTAAGATAATATTATAGCTGTTCTAACGGCTACACGGGAAGAAAGAAGGAATTATGAATCTATATGGAATCGAAAACAGAAACACAATTGGTAAAGCAATTATGGTAGCAGATAGCAGAACAACCGGCGATTGGTTATATAATAACAATCTTAAATATGTAACATGGGCTGAGGTGCGCGGATATATGAACGTTAATTTGACAACTATTCACACATATAATGGCAGATATGGAAAAGGTTTTGTAAGAGTAGTACCAAGTTATTATAAAGGCAAGTCGTCAACAAAGTTTATGGCTATTCAATACTGGGTTGAAAAGTGAGGTGCTAACATGGATAATTTAACAGCAAAAAAGAAATTACAACTTTGTAGCGATTGCCTTAAAGCACAAGATTATGTTGGTTTGGTTCATCTTGATGTTAAAAAGATGTATGCCTACTTAGCAAAACAGGCAGTAAAGGCGGAAACATCAACCGATATTAAGTCTCTTGAAATTGCAAAGATAACTCTTGATTTTCTTGTAAGGGGGGTTAACATTATATGAGGACAATGAGGCATACATACTGGGTTGAAGTAGCCTTTCTGAATACAGAAAGCGACGATATCAACGTAGAATATGTAGAATGTACGACAAGCAAGTGATTCTGCTATTGACTATGTATCAAAACTACCATTTGTAAATCACGTTACAGTAATATCTGTAGAAAGAAAATAACAAAAGAGAGGGCTTGCACCCTCTCTTTCTTAATCCAAAGGAATATTAAATTCTACCCCATACAACTGTATCTCATCCACACTAGTAAAACTTGCATACCCACTAGCGCTTATATCAACCAAACGGAGATAAATTGCACCACTATCTAACTGTGTAGCATCGTAAGGATTGATAGTAAGCACAGCCATGCATTGATGATAACCGGACTTATCATGAATAATCGCATTACAATTGCAAATACTTTGCGCATTTATAAACGAAAGATTATGACTCATAACTTTGACAGCGGCACTTGTGAAATTCTTTGCTGGCTTGAAAGCCAGATCAAGGAAACTCGCCACATGCCTAAAGCTACAATGTGCGTTGGTATTAGTCAACATAACCCGCATCTTATAATCATTAAGAGTACAATCAGTACCATCAAGCGCAAAATCAGCGGTACGGTTCCAACTAGCATAACCACCCATTGCCTTATAAATCATATCTGCAATTGAAGCTTGCCCACTTGCGTTAGGATGAATGTTATCAGATGCTAATACACCAATCCAACGTAAAGCACTATCAGCACCACTCAAAAACTTATACTTACCCCAGTAAGTTTCGTATAACGTTTTAATTTCATTATATGCTTTTTGTTTTGCAACGGTAGTGAATCCAATGATAGGGGTTGCAATCCAACCAATGTAAAGCGTTGCGTTTGGTAATTGAGACATTAAATCAATTGTATCTTTGATACCGTTGTTAATAAGCGAACCTGCAACAAATTGATCATTCCAACCGCCTGCAACAACAACATATTTTACTTGTTTCTTTTGCTTATCCGTTAGAGTGGCAATAGCTTGTGTCAACAATGCAGAAAAGTGAGTATTTGCACCAAAACCGCTACCACCCAAACTTTTATTAACATAAAAGCTAGCATCTGAAAAATACTTCTCATGCAAAATATCACACCACGGCTTAACCATGCCATCAGGCGTGTATCCTTCCCCGTATGAGTCGCCAATTGTGATCAATCCATAGTCGGTTAACCATGTATCAATAATATCTGCCAATTCGCCGCTGTTTTTCAGACCGTCAAGGTATGCATCAATAGCGGCGATATAGTCCAAATTATCAATATAGTTTTGCACGTCCTGCTGCCACTTATTCCATTGCTTGTAATAATCGTCCCACTTTGTATTTAAATCTTTAGTCGTTTCAAGAATCCAATCAAGATTTAAATTATGGAAGTCCGTATACGGAAAATTAGAAAATGCCATTGTCTACCCCCTACTTAAATTGATCTGAAGGAATCACGTTGTACTTTTTACCGTCATCGCCTGTAACAACAATAGGTTTAAAAGGCTTATCAAAATAGCTGTCATCTGGTATTTGACCAAATTTTTCTATCGTAAATCTTATTTCAGCCGCTTTTGTTATATCAGATATATATAATGTAATATAAGATGGTGACTTAGAATTAACGACAGGAAAAACTAATCTCATATTCCTTTGTATAACCGCCCTGTTAATGGCTTCAACATTAGTAAGGGTTGTAATATATATAGTATTGATAGTATAGCCACTAGGTAAAATATAAACATACTCGTTTGAAGTTGATTCATTTGCTGCCAACTTTAAAGTAATATTACAGCCATTGATAAGATTTGTCATAGTCTACCTCCCTTTTCCCAACCAAATCCATCAATCACACCAATTGAAATTGTCTCCAGCTCTTTTCCGCAGTGCATGAAAAAACCATGACCAATGTCAAGCCCTATGTGCCTTCCTTTACCGCCAAAAGTTGTATACAGTAAATCTCCATCTTTAGTCTTGTCAGGAGTCGTCACATTAGTGCAATTGTTTATATAGGCAGTCGAATACATAAATTTTCCAGTAACAAGATTGATAAAACCGCTGCAATCAATCAGTATCTTTCCCATACAGAACGCTTTAATCTGTGCTTTCTGCTGTGTGTTGTACTTCTTAAAATAATTTGGCTCTGCACTCCATAAAGCCTCAAAAACCTCAGGAGTACATTTTTGCCCCTTCGCCCCGTAAAGGTAAGCGTACTTGTCACGGTTTTTGTAAAGCTCTCTAGCCTTAGCAATATAAGCAACATTTTTATCAGGGATATCATAAATCATAATTTAATTCTCCTTATCGTTTACTATTGTTAACAGCTCTGTAATCACCTTTGTGTTATTGTTCAATGCGTCCACCCATTTGGTACTCTCAGCGTCATGCTTTTCATACCAGGTCTTTCTTTCCTCACGTTGCCGCACGTCAAGTGCATTCACATACCACATTACCGCGCCAAGGCATACGCAAGGCACACCAACCATTTGCGCAATTTGCGCTATTGCGTTCATAATTTCCATCTTACCACACTCCAATCAAAAGTCTATTTGCATACAGCTCGCAAACTTTATCAAGATAATTGTAAGCTGTAGTCAAATCAATTTCCGCTTGCATCATTTGTTGCGAAGTAGTAACGCCAATGTTTCCATGAATTCTTCCCTCATGTGTTCCGCTTGTTGTTGACTCATCCAAACCATTGGTAACACTTCCGTGTGAGGTATCAGCACCAAAAGTCTGGGAATCGCTTCCACTATCAGTTGTGTTATCAGTGTTGGCAACCTCAGGATCTGAAGAATTGAAAGCCGCCACCTTATGAGTACTGTCAGAAACTTTTCCAAAACTTGTTGTTACGCTTCCTTTATTAAACGTTTCTTCTGTATCTACTTTTCCCTTCTGAAAAGTGCCGTTTCCATTATCAGTCCAACTTTCTATTCGATCATAATTTTCTATAGGATTGTAATTGAGCTGTGTTACTTCCCATAAGTGGTCAATACTCCATTGCAATGAACGTGCTACACTTGTAACATGCCGTCTTAAATATTTGGGGTCTTGATACACGGGGGTCAAATCTCCATATGATAGCAAAAAGTGTTCAATAAGTTGATCTTTTGAAACACCTTTAACATAGATATCCGTAAAGATACTATTATCATAGTCATACAGAGTCGCTATTGGAATTATAGCTCTCATTACTTTCACCCCCTCTATTGTTAGGATACCGCAAACGCGCACGAATGTCAAGGTTATAATGATTGTTTACTTTTTCCAAACATTCATTGATAGTTTCCACCCACAACTCACACTTAGACATGATAGCATTTTTGCTTTCTTCTACCTCATCGGTTATCATACGCTCTTTTTTATCCGGAGCTGTATAAATACCAATTTCCATATCAAACGCATGTTTGAGATTTTCAACGCTTTCTAATGCTGACTTGACTACATTATAACATTTTTCGATATCATTGTTAAAGAACTCATACAGCGGTTTACCAGTTCCCTTATCATAAAGAGCTTGATTGATTACAACTGCTAGTTGTCCCGACATGATATCGTCAAAAGCAACTTTAAAAGTTTCCGCTGTGCTTTTGTTTTTGGCTGTAAAAATAAAGCCAAATTTTGCAAGTGCGGACGCAACATCATGATTAGATAACGTCATTGCAAGACGCTGTGCATATGAATTTATCAAATCGCCAATGCCGCACCAATCAGGTGCTAATTTTACAATCTCACAATCTTCCCCTATTTTCAAGTCACCATTAAAAGAAGCGTCAAAAGCTGGGTTGGTAACTACATAGTTAGTTGGTTGGTATTGTACATCAAAACCATAAGGCGACCCGTGTTGTGGAATGATTCCAAATTTGGCGGTATTCATAACACAAAAGTTTCCTTTTAAAAACAAAAGCGGATAGATATAATTTTTCGCCCAGTTTTTAGGCATACCTTCAAAAATGATAAGACTTTCAGCACGTTGCAAAAAGTATCTGAAGTATGTGGCATAGTCCCAAGTATTGTTAATGTGAATCATGTTTGGATTTTGACGTGACTCATATTCATTTATGATTGGACTTGATACACCTTCGCCAGCATAATATCCACTATATACAAAAGGTTTCATTCTATAAACATACCCCCATTCAAAAAGTTAATGATAATTGCAGTTCCGTTTGCAGTTGCATTGCATTTAATATTCGCGTTTCGGCACTTAATAAAACCAGATAATTCGCTTAATGTTTTAACTTTACAACACGGATATCCTTGATATAGTAAATTTGTTTCAACTTGTGTGTAAAATTCTCCTATCAAATACACCAAATTGTTTACATAAATCGAACCACTACCACCACTACTTGATACACGCGGTACAGCCGTCTCTAGTCCAGACATTATACCACTAGCAATGCTAGCCGTTGCATTTAAAAAATTGCTTGCCGCCCCAACTGGGTTCACTTCCATTGCAGATTCTACACTTTTCCCCACGCTATCTGCAAAAGACATTGCACTAGCTAGCTGTACTTGTGATGTACCTATAATATTTGTTTGTCTTGCAGAGAAACCAACTGGAACACCACAGTTGCCATTTAAAGATGCCACAAGTGTTGACCCACTTAAAATTGAAATATCACAGCCGCCGTTGATATCAATAGTATAATTTATCAGTAGCGAATCTGTTAACAAATTTGGATTAAGAGGAATTGTTCCGTAGAACGGCACTTGTAAAGTATAGTGTGCAAAGGGGGCATATTTCAGATAAGGAAATTCTGTATCACCAGATTTATCTGGTTTTGGTATTGTAACACTTACCGATTTGCTAAAAGTATCTTTTGTAGATACTTGCCACCCTGGTATTCCCGTGTCGACATATCCCAACGTTACATTAACGGGTGTACCACCCTGAGATTGGAAAGGAAGCCACATAGCAGAAAGTAAGTAGTCTTGCGGTCTTGCCACCTCTTTAGCAACCCCCTCAGGATTTTGTAAAAAGTCGTTTAGTCCAGTTGTATACTCCGCTGTGTATAAGTATGAACACAAACGATTAAAATTAGCAACTGTTAGAATTGTAAAACCATTTCCAGATTTCCCCGCTGTACAAATTACAACACAGCCGCTTGAGTCAACCGCTAAAGTTGCGCTTGCCACTTTAACAGTCGGTTTACAAAGAGTCGGTAACATTGTATCAATGATAAATGGATTTCTGATAGCAAGTGATCCCCTTTCCACATAGGCAGTATTAGAAAGAATCTCATCTTTGTAACTTGCCAAATAATCACAAGAGCATGAAATTTCATAAGTAGATTCTACATATGTAACATCATTGATAAAATAATATCTTCCAAACGTTTCACAGTACGCAACATTCCAATCAAAAGGAGCAACGTTTTGCAAAATAAAAGTTGGATTTTCTACACTTGTTCCACTTTTAAGCACACAAGTGACAGTTTCTGACAGAGTTGGAATTTTTGTACTATTTATTCGTTTATCCGATGTTCCAAATTTAACTTCAAATGCCATGTGCACCACCTTTCAAGAAAAGGGGCATAATGCCCCTTATGTTTAATCAAGTAAAATCAAAATCGCATTTTCCGTAAAATCAACTGGAGTCTTAAAGGTATAATGATTCCAACCGTTTCTAAAACCAAACCTTGCATTTAATGGTTCAAGTGCGCTCCATTGATCAATTGGCACAATTCCTAGTGTATCAATATCCGTCATAATACCTAGAACGTTGTCAACTGTTTGATTTAATAACGTAAACTTTGTCTTTCCATCTGGTTTTACACCCTCAGCACTTCCCTTGATTTGCATTGGATTAGATGGATCTGTCCAAAACGTAACTTTTTCATAGTCGCCCAGATCCGCTTTCTCTGGGTGGAAAAATTCTGAACCATTAGCCTCAAAATAATTTCCGAATTTTGAAACCAGATAAAATCTTAAATCAGCTGCGTCTGTGTGGCGGTTTACAATTTTGCCTGTGAAATCACCATGAAAACGTGTACCTCGAACGGCAAGGTTTTCTTTAAGTGTTTTCAGCTCAGCACTTAACCAAATCATGAATGGTCTGAAATCAGCTGGATTCATGATTGTTTTTGCAGTCATTGTTAACCCCGTCTCAGCGTTGTACTTTGTTAATGCGTGAAAAACCTGCTCTTTTTTGCAAATATTGCCGCTTGTAGGTGTTACTTTACCAGCATCAGCAAGGATAATCGCGAGGTTTGCAAGTTGGGCTCGCGACCTATTTTCAAGATCAATCTCGTAAACATTTGAAAATTCAGTCATCAACATAGAGAAATATGCTGCAACTCCTGCCTCAGAATCAAATGCTGCATTGATCTGATTCTTATAAATAGTATACTTCCTAGCATAAGTTTGACCGCCACTTGCGATTGTAAGAAGTACATCATACTTTACTGGTTTTGTTCCAGCTTTCCAGTCTTGACTTGCTTCGTCTTTAGCAAGCTCAACGTTAATATTCCACTCATCATTATCAACCTCAGATTCATTTACAATCGGGGTAAACTTTCTAATATAATTGCCGTATCGCTGATCATCCCAAACCATACCGGAAAGTTTTCGTGAATACGGTCGAATAGCATAAATTGATTTAGCGAGAACGGTTGGAATGATTTGATAAAGGTTGTCATCTTCTCTATCAAAGCCCATTTTAAATGTATTTTGCATTTGTCCAAAAGTTAAATTTTGGGCAGACGTTCTACCAGTATACTGGTTGTACATTTGTGTAAGTAGTGGCGCAATTTGTGTATATGTAAGATTTGCCATTGTTTACCCCCCCTTAAACGAATTTACTACTGTCGGTGTTTGACTGAGTTCCAGCGAAGTTTTGCTTACCGTTTGCAATCTGTTGTGCTTTTACAAGTGACTCTGCAAATTTATCATAGTCAAAACCTTCTGTCTTCTGCTCTGTCTTCTGCTCTGTCTTCTGCTCTGTCTTCTGCTCTGTCTTCTGCTCTGTAACATCAAGCTTTTCAATTTCTTCCTTGGTATAGCCAGCGTTTACAAGTTTTAAAATTTCATCAATTTTCATATATTTACCTTCTTTCTTTATTTGTTGACAGCTGCAAACAGACTCGAACTGTTACCTTGTGATTCAAAATCACATGGTGCTAACAACTACACTATACAGCAGTAAAGGCAGTTTGTTCGTTGTCCCCAACATGCACACACTGGCTAGTGTTTGGATAGTGCAACCGCCTTTATTTATTATATACCATTTATATTATTGTTTGTCAATTACAACTTTACAAAATATCATACCATGATACGCAATCAAAAGATGCTAAAAAATCGCACTGTGTTTCATAGTCTGAAAATGTTATGTCACCACTTATAAACATTGGTTTCAAATACTTTTTACTACTGGATTGCCACCTCTCTAGTGATGATGGCGAAGCATCAAAAACATCATCGCAATGCGCTTTCATTGGTTTGGTTATGTAAAACTTAAAGTCCGACTTGTGAAGCCACACGGAAAACAAAGGTGTTTTCATGTCGTGTGTATACTCTTTTAAGTTTTGGTGACGTATTCTGTCATCTTCCAAATCCATAAATTCGTTATCAAGTTCCATTTTCGCTCTGCCTTTAGGCAGATTTCTATAGAAAGCGTTTTGTCTCTTTTTTTCTGAAACAGGCGAGTTAAATGGAAGTATAAGTGTTGTTTCGCACCTATCTACTTGTGTAATTTCAGTTCTTTCTTTTACTGCTTTGTAGCAGTCAGGGATAAGTCTGTATCCAATTAAAATATTCGACATGATTGCGTTAGAGTTCCCAAAGAACCATGTTCGTATTTTTTCCGTTTCCGAGTCGGGGCGGTTTCTGAAAAGCACTTCCATAATATTTTTGTATGCCTGGAACTCATTTTTTATAGGTCTGTCTCCTTTTTGAGGAATAAACTCATCAAAGATTACATCATAAAAGCGTGTAAAATCTATACCAGTTTTGTTTTGAAAAGTAGACAATGACACCCCAACTATAAAAGGTTTATCGTTTTGCAAGTCCTCATCTGTCAGATATGCCCTTCCATAACCTTTTTTGTCGTTATATTTCAAACGAATATCTTTTCCAAACCAATCTGTTTTTACAAAGTCGCCAATTGTAGAAAAACTATTTTCAAGTGCAACGTTTGTTCTACGCACATACAAAATTGGTGCCTTACTTTCATTCCATATATCACATATTAAGTGAGACTTTCCAATACCTCTGCCACCTATTATATCAATGTATCTTTGTCCAACGTCACAAATATATTTATAATTCAAATAGCCGTTTTCTTTATAAAGTCCCATATTTGCACCTCTCTAAATTTAAAAAGGGTGAGCTTGTGAGACTCACCCTTGAACAACTTGTATTTCTTCCCTCTACCACCCAACCATTATTTAAATAAGCTCAAAGTTCATGTAAGTACGACCCGCTTTGCTTGTTGAACGTGTCAGCTTGAAAGATAAGTTGTATGACTCCATAAAATCAAACGCGCTCTCCGCCGTCTTAATCACAGTCGGGCTTGATGTAGCAAGTGTTACTACTTCACCCGTTTCTGTGTCGGTGTGATAGAAAACTGCAACTTCCTTCTCATCATCGGTTGTATATCGTACATAATCTGTAACATTGATAACAGAATCATCAGGAAGATTTTTCATCAACAGATGATTGTCATTTGCAAGCTTAAAAAGTTCCTTCTTCTCCAAATCTCTTGACTGTCTTTCAATTTTCATTTTCGTTATCCTCATCTTTCTTTATTTGTGTAAGTTTTCCTTACAAGTATATATTAACAAATTTATTAAAGTTTTGCAAATAAAACGTTATTTATTCGGCTATTTCATCAATAATAGTATAATTTTTAATTTGGTCATCTGATAAGCCTATTTCATAATCTCGCGCTATCATACAACTATAACCTGTATACTCAGTTATTGCTTCTTTACCTTGATAATCAACAACTTTTGTTTTTGTGATTGTATCACTATCATTATACCAGATTTGAAAACCGCCACTATTCTTTATTTTAAAGCCCTCTCTAAAGTTATCAAGGTTTTTAATTACTTCTACCCCCCTTGCCTTTTTAACTCCAGATATTGTACAACCAAAATATGTTTTATTTTTTGTTTCTTTGTACGCGTTAAAACAATACTTCTTTGCCCCCAGTGTTTTAAAATCTTTGTATTCGGGTTCATATTTATTTTCTGATTTCACATCGCTTTCACAGTCAAAATAACCGATATAATATTTTTTGCCGTCAATATCAACAAAAGTATTAGTTTCTTCGCATAGCTCATATATCCAATTATTTAATTCTGTCAATTTGTCAAAATTAAAGTTAGTTGCTTTACAACTGTCTGTGTCACAATAAATATATGAGCTTTCAGCACATGCTAAAATTCTTCGCAAGTGCTTTCTAGCGTGTGCAGTGGTATATACTCCCCAAACATACGGCAAAACGCTTTTTTCGCTTTGCTCTGCTATTGATTTTTCATCTGGAATTTTAAAGCCGCTTGCGTCAACCTTTTCTTTATATGCAATATCATTTTCATACCGTGCATGAGAAAATTCTTGCCATTCGTTTTCCAAATACAACATTATAGGGTGGATAGGGTCTGTAGCCGCCATTCCATAAATGCCGTTTAATTTATTTTTGGCTTTCATTAGATCGTACTCCGCTTCTTCCCTTTCTTTACTATTTGGTGCGGTATGTTTAACTGCTATTTTAAGTTTTGTTTTTGCTGTGAAGTACTCCATGATAACACTTCTTACGTCATCTGGTATATATCCATAGCGTGCAGTATACAGAGTATCTTCTATAATTTCAATACTGCCAAAATCATAGCATTCTTCAATTATGGAAAAGTCAATATCTGTCACAGTTGTTTCAAGCTCTGCCGCTTTCCACACTCTGCCGTTGTCTGGATCCACCCCTTGCAAGTTGCGGCATTTGCTGATAGATAGATACGGATTGTATTGATCTTCTTTAAGTCTTACGTTTGTAAGTTTTATTTGTGCAATCCATGCAAGCTCTTTACTTTTTATGTATTTCAAACATTTGGATGTAACAGGCATTTTTTCAAATGGTGTTACGGGGAATCGCATCAAAAGAAGCATAGCCGGATACATGCTCGAAGCATCGAAACTATAAACGTCATGATAGATTTTAGCACATTTTATCATGTTAGCATGAGTATCGCCCCCACGAAAAGCCTCTTTTAAAAGTTTGTATGTTTTGTCTGTTAAAGCTAACTTTTTCTTTAACAGACGTGTGGTAGTGCCTTTTCTTATAGCTCTTTTCATATCCCTACGTACATAAGAGGTACTTGTCAGCGGTACAGTTGCAATTGTATCTTTATCTTTTGTAAGCATGTAACTGATTGCTTCCCAAAGTCCTAAAGTATCATTGATTATATACCCCCACTCAGTAGGATTGATATAGCTTTCATTATGTCTGATAAGTGAATAGTCCAAGTCACCTTTTGCTTTTATATGAGTACAGCCCGCCATTTTTTTCGTGAAGTTATCGAGCGACATGTTAGTAAGCTTATAACTACACCTCAGTTCAATACCACGTTTCTTTAGTCGCCATACAAGCGGTTTACGTTTACCAGTTGCAAACACTTCGCTATAATCGTTTAAATAACCAATCATAAAAGAAAATTCAAAAGGCAGATTGTGAACGTAAATAACAAAATAACGTGACTCATTAGTTTTGTAGTAAGCTTGAATTTTATCAAGTAAAACAAGAAAATCTTTCCAATATCTACCCTGTACTTCTTCCCCGTCAATGCACGCCGACCACGCATACATAAAAGCATCAATAGGCTTTGTCACTTCTTCGCCTTGATCATCCTTCTCAATTCGAGTCCTTGAAGTTGTTTCAATGTCAAATGTCGCGAATTGATCAATATAATATGGACTATCTTTCTTTTTGCCTAAAGGTTTATGCAATGAAAAATCATGTGACGGCACATAGTCCGTCACTGACTTCACTTCTATATCATCATATTGATTGGATCTATTTAAACATTGAACTATCATAATTATAACTCCTGTTTTATAGCTTTTGGTTTTGGCTTCGCTCTATTGCTCTTGTATAGTTTGTTTGCCGCTTTAAATTCTCGTGCTTTATCTTTCCATGATAGCGAACTATTTTGTATAACCGCAACTCTAAACTCCGCTTGATCTTTTAAATTTGGGTATAATTCTTCAGATGCCTTAAAAAGTTCTTGCAAGCCCTCTCTATTGTTTGTATTTATTGCCTCTGTTAACAGTGTAACAATTTGATCACTTGAAAGCTTTGCATATTTTTTATCTGCCAAATAGTGCAATGTATTGAAAAGCTTATCACGAACACTTTTGCTAAGGTTAGATATATCAACCCCATAACGTTCTTTGAATGTTGCAACACGCTTGTTTTCTACTTCAATACTGCCTCTTGCAGTTGAAGCTTTTGCCTCAAGATAGTGCAACAACTTGTTTTCAAGTGCTCTCAACTCACGAATTGAAAAATCTTTGTAAACTGCTTTTCCAGTTGAAACATAAGAAGCATTATAAGAAACGTGCTTATTAAAGTAGTCAACCGCGTCTTGATATCTAAAAAGTGCTGTTCTATCCTCTGTGATTCTGCCTTTTGATATCGCTGTTGTTAGCGTTTTGGCACGCTTGTTTGCAACGTTGGCAAGTTTGCCAACACGAGTGATATACTCTGTCTTACTTGAAGTGGACTCGATAGAATCATAGTGCCAACGTGTAAAATATTTTGCCTGGCTTTCTGTTTGTTTCATAACTCGATACCTCTCTTTTCTAATCTCTCTTTAATCACATCATATTTGTAGTTATGTGGTGTAATTTCTCTAAAAATCTTTGCTATTGCATCCACACTATAAGCATTCTGTCTAAGGACTAAAACAATATAGTCAACTGCTTCAAGTCCTTCTTTATATGAGCACTTCATGCCATCCGGTGACAATTTATACCATGTTGTCGTTTTGATATCAGCCACCGCTTGTAAAAGCATTGCGTGTTCCAACATTTCATAAGGTGTTAGCTTACTATTTATAATGCCGTCTTTAGGTCTTTTCATTTCTTTATATCTCCTTGAGTTTTTCTTTTATTGTATCATATAATTGTTAACAAATAAAGTATAAATTATGAACAGAGTGTTAACAAATTATTGTTATAGGTGATATAGAACAAATGTGCTATCAGCGAGGCGACCAACGCGAGCGAGCC